CCGCTCTCCGTCCCTCCCGGCGCCCCTCGCTGCCGCCCACGCGGCGGCCCACGCGGCGGCCCACGCGGCGTCCCTCGCGGCGGCCCTCGCGGCGTCCCACGCGGCGGCCCACGCGGCGGCCCACGCGGCGTCCCTCGCGGCGGCCCACGCGGCGGCCCTCGCGGCGTCCCACGCGGCGGCCCACGCGGCGGCCCTCGCGGCGGCCCTCGCGGCGGCCCACGCGGCGGCCGCTCTCGTGCGCGCGCTAGCGCGCGCTTTCTCGAGCGTCGCCTGGACACCAAGGACGATCTCCGTCGTGGTCAGCGCAGGCAGGTTGCGGAGCTCGTTCGCTTCGTCCTTCAGCCCCGCGAGCTCGAGCCACGCCGGCGTGTTAACCCGGATGAGCCAGTCGAGCGCCAGGAAGCCGCGCGTCTGCTCATCCGCCGGGCCGGTGTTCGTGCCCACCACCTTGAGCGCGTAGGGCTTCAACCGCTGCCGCGGCCCATCTTCCAGGCCATCATTCCAGCTGCGTAGGAATGCGCCGATCGCGGGCGAGACGCATTCCGGGTGGTCGCTCCATTTCTCGCCAGCGATGAGCGAGACGGCTTCCATGATGCACACGCCCTGAGATGGGCTGCTGTGTCCGCCCTTCGCGAGCGCGATTTTCTCGAGATCCAGCTCGGACGCGGTCATCGGATAGCTCCGGCCGATTCGACGCCAGCCAGGAGATCGAGCTGTTCGCGCTGCCCATCGATGTACTCCAGGACCTCGGCCTGCAGCTGCCGCAAATCGTCCGTGCACTCGGCCGAGAGCAGCAGCGTCATCGCTTCATCCTCTTCGGTATATGGCGCGCTCGGCAGATGCGGCGTGTTGACGACGAGCGGCGCATTGGCAGTCGACAGCTTCTTCAGCGCCGTGATCGTCGCGCCCATCACCCGATCATCGCCGCCATAGCTGAAAGAGACGCCGCGGATCTCCATGTCGCCGACGTACAGCTGGGTGAACTGACAGATCTCGGCGACGTGCTTGCGAAGGGCCGAGAGGGCCTTCGTCAGCGCGGGCTTGGGCGCGTCGGTGCAGCTCATCTCATACTCGTCGACACCTTCGGTACGCGGGACCTCGAAGCGGATCTTCACCCGCTCACCGTCCCACGAGATCTTCGTCACATCACGGTTCATTGGATCATCTCCGACCTGCGGGTGAAAACGTGCTGGAGAGCGGGACTCCGGATTCGGACCGGAACCTCGACGCTGGTTGGCGTCGCGCTCTACTTGAGCTATTCCCGCAAACGGCCGAGTCGTGGTGGCGCCAAGATCGGCCGGCCTTACCCTGCTTCGTGTTGAGTCGCACTATGCGTTTCTCCGCATTGCCTTCGGCACCCACCAACGCCACGACAAATCGGGACTCCGGTGCCTACTGCGACTCCTGGCAATCAACGTCCGCTGGTGCCTGCGTTCGTCCGACCGACGCAGCTCTGGCGTGGCGCTCGCCTACGTTTCCCGAATGCACGGGGCGCACTGACGAGCGGCATCCCACATTTACGCCACCAGCGAGGGCACGGTCGAGGCATCGAGCCTCGTCATCAGCGGACCGTGTCGGGTTATGAGCCCTTTTCCGTCCGCTACCCGCGCTGTTCGCAACCCCAGCAGAGCACCGACCGCTTCTCTGTGTCTCCAGGCGCAGGGCGGTCAGCTATCGCATGCCGAGACCGCTACGGTGCTACCTCCGCTTCGCTCAGATACTGCTGTCCCAATTCGACAAACCGTCCGCGATCGAGTCCGGGCGGCAGCGTGCGGCCGCCGAGAAACTCGGTGACAATGTCGTCGAGCTTCTGCATCCGGACCGCGCGCGCCGCCGGCGACGTCTCCTCATCCGGGCGCTCGAGCTGCAGCTGGAAGTGCAGCGCCTTGTGACGCCAGGCCCGCAGCTGCGCGTGATTCAGGTGATGACGCGCGTCACGGGCGATCTCTCTAACGACGAGACGCAGCACGGCGCCGGCGAGCTCGACTTCACAGAGCCGCTCCGCGATCGCCGCATCGATCTCAATCGCGCCGAGCCCTGTCGCGTCGATCGTCCCCAGATCGGCATATCGTCGCGGCGGGTCGATCGGCCGAAAGACCGGCTCGCCGTTCGGTAGGTCGACCAGCAAATAGCCCTTGCCCGCGATCCCTTGCTCTGCCTGCCGACGGCACTCGCTCCAGGGATCAGTGGATGTGTAGTCGATGGAGCCGCTATACCAGGCGCGCGGTCCGACCTTCGCCGTCACGTGGTAATGGCCGAGCGCGATGTATTCCCATCGCGGATCCTCGAGGACCGCAGGATCGATCTTCCATTGCGGGTGCGGGTCGCCATAGCCCGGCACGTCGCCGTGGGTGACCAGGACATTCAGCGCCCCCGCGATTGGTGCGGGAATGCGCGTGACGGCCGCGCGCGGCACCGCGGTGACCTGGGCGCCGAATGCCGGCACCGGGACGGCGAGCGGTTCAAGACACGCCACGTCGATACTCAGCGCCTTATAGAGCGGGAGCAGAAATGTCTCGGCGCTCGTCCGCGGCGTGTCATGATCGCCCGCGATCATGACGATCGGCGCCGACGGCAGGGCCGATCTCAATCGCTGCAGCTGCTGGAAGAGGTGCAGAGTCGCACCATTCGGCGGCCGCACGGAATGGCAGATGTCGCCAGCCAGAACGATGACGTCGGGCCGCTGCTCGATCACATCGTCCACAGCACGACGCAGGGCGAGCGAGACATCCGCCTCGCGCTGATTCACGCCCTGCGCCGTGCTCCGATCGTAGGCACGGAAGCCGAGATGCAGATCCGCCAGATGCGCGAGCTTCACGACGCCGGCGGCTCCTTCTTCGCCTTGAAATAGCCGCACGTCTCGCGCGCATGCTCGCCCGCCGTGCCGCAAATCGCCGACGGTTCGTGCCGCTCGACCACTCCGGTCCGCTGCTCACCGGCACCGATCGGCCTCACGTCGACCGTCTCGGTGGCGACCGGAGTGTTGCCAATCTGTGGGAGATCCGCACCGGCCTTGTCGAGCTCGCGGCCCTGGACGATCAGGTTGGTCAGTCGTTCGCTGAAGGGCGGCTTCCGACGCACCGCGGCGAGTGCGGCCTTCCGCCAGGCGCGCGTCAACGCGCTGGCCTCGGGATAATCCATGCCGACGTCGTCATTCGCCCGCGATGGCGACCACTTCTTGCCGATGAACGGTCCCCGGTTCTGGAAGTGCAGCGTGACGATGACCGCCGCGGTGACCTGGATGGGAGGCCTGCCGCGCGCCGCGTCCTTCTGATCGCGATGCAAGCCGACCGTGGGCGCGATCTCATCGGGGATGGCGTGCTGGATTCTCAGCTCGCGGCGCCGATCGTTCTCCTCGGCATCCGCTCGCTTGTCGTGATGGACCCAGGTCTCTTCGACCCGCAGAAAGTCGGGCTCGGCCGCCACCAAGCGCATCCAGTAGCGGGCGTTCAGGTAGGGCGCACCACCCAGAACGTCGACCTCGCTGACCGGATCTCCGCCGACGCTCAGCGTCCAGCGGACGATCTCGTAGCGCAGCGCCTCGCTGACGTTGCCGCCCCACGATTTCGATTTGACCTCTTTGACGAGCTCCTGGACGAGCTGCTGCTGCTGGAGGCGCTCGGCGATCGCGAATGCCCGCTCTCGTTCCTCGGGCGTCTTGGCGAGCGAAAGGAGCCGTTCGTACATGGACCCCTTGATGTCCTTCTTTGTGGCGACTGCGGTTCCCGTCTCCGTCATAAGTCCTCCAGTTCTGGTCAGGGACTCGTCAGCAATCACGTCCAGCGGTTTCACGCGCCCGGCGCTCGGCAAGCACATCGATCTCATCTCGCCGGCGGCGCGGCGTCCTCGCGAGCAACAGGAAGCAGCCGAGAACAATCAGGGCGACGACGACCTGCGATCCGAGCGTCTCCATCAGGAGTGCCCCCGTTTGCGCTGCTCCTCGAGCAGCATGTCCAGCAACGCCGTCTCGCGGCAGACGACTTCCCTTTTCCGGGCGATCAGTCTGGCGAGGTTGGCGTCCGACTTGTTGAGCTGATAGCGCAGCTCGTCGACGTCCTCGAGCGCGTCGGCCTGTTGGGCGAGCGTCCAGGTCGCTTCACAATCGGGCGGCGGCTCACGTCCCTCGATCGCGCGATGAATCGGTTCGAGAAACCGGGCGAGCCGGTCCTCATCGCCGAGCTGCTTGAAGGCGTGGATGATCGCCGCGGTCCGATGATTGACGGACCGCATCAGATGTTCGGCAGAGATCGGCGTGATGCCGATAACCTTGGCCGCGATGCGGGCGATGGGGTCGCGCTTCCCATCGCTGCCCCACCGATGGCGTTTGTTCGGGGTGGAAGTGTCGGTGCCCGCATTGTCGAGCTCGCGCGGCTGCTGCAGCTTCGGCGTCGTCATGCGCCACCTGCCTCGACGCCGGTCTCACAGCGTTCGCAGATCCCATGGCTCGTCGGCTCGATGCCAGGCCGGAGCTCGGTGCCGCACCACGCGCAGGCCTGCCGATGGACCGGCGGCGCTTCGGCGACGGCGGAGGAGATGCCAAGGGCCTGGGGTTGGGCGGTCATGGGGTTACGGGACGCCGGCGGGTTCGAGGCGCTGCTGCTGCTCAGCTTCAGCGATGATGCGGTCGATACCGGGCATGCCGAGTTCGAGGAGGAGCGGCCCCGGCTCGACGATCTGGCCACGCCGGCGGCTCTCGATTTTGGCGGCGCGCCGGATCCGCGCCTTCTGCTGGCGCTGCATCCGGATGTTCAGCTGATCGTCCTTGCGGAGGTCCTTCATGTCTCGTATGCTCCCCGGTCCGATTGCACCGCACGTGCGACGCAGGGGCGTCGCATTGCGTGGGATAGAGTACCATTCGATGGGAATTCTGTCAACCCCGGGAGGCCCCCAGCTGTCGCTCGATGATCTGCGGGCGATTACGGCGGAGTGGATTCGATCAGGGCTCGACCAGCACCGACTGACTCCGGAAGCGTTGGCGGATCATTCAGGTGTCGCTAAGTCAACGATTTACCGGCTGCTGAAGGCAGAAGTCACGGTCGAGGAAGCCACTCTGGTAGCCCTCAGCAAGGCGCTGAAGATGCCCTTCCCGCGCTTGGTCATGGCTCCGGACGCCAATCCCATTAAAAGCGACAGAACAGGCCCAGGACGGCCCCAGGCGGCACGATCTCCCGATGGCCTGAGCCGTGTATCATCTAGCGACAGAGAAGCGGGGGCCGCCGCGGCCACCGCCACCGATGAGGACGTGCAGATGCTCGCCCAACGCATGACCCAGCACTGGCACCGGATCGCGCAGACCCGCGAACTCACGGGGCCGAGCCTCATCCCGCTGCTCGAGGAGGAGGCCCGCTGGTTCCGCGGGCAGGGCTATATGGAGTGCTACGACGCCACGCTGGATCTCATTCGCGAAATCCGCTGGATCGAGAAGAAGAGAGACAACGCGTGAAGCTCGATGAGCATGGCCAGCCGGGAGCTGACTACAACTGGCGGGAGCGACTTGATCGTGATGTCGATGAGCTGATGGGCTGGGTGCGTGGAATCATCTGCGATGGCGCGGTCACAACCAAGGAAGCCGAGGCGCTCGACTTCTGGATCCGCACACACGATGAATCCTCACGGGTCTGGCCAGTGGATATTATCGCCGATCGACTCCGTCGAGTCTTTGCTGATGGCCGCGCAGAGCCCGATGAGCTGCAGGAGCTCGAGGCCTTGCTCGAGAGTTTTGCTGCTGGAGAGCTGACGCCTGTTGTCGCGGCCACCACTAGCCTGCCGCTCGATGATCCGCCGCCTGACCATCGAATTCGATGGACGCTTGTTCTGCCTCACCGGCAGATTCCTCTATGGGACCAGACGCTATTTGTGAGCAGCAGATCCTCGAGCGCGGCGGCGAGCCATGTCCGAATCCGCGTCAGAAGCTCGATTACCTGGTCCTCGGAATCATGGGGAGCCGTGATTGGGCCCACTCGAGCTTCGGCAGGAAGATTGAGAAGGCGATGGAATACAAAAAGGCTGGACATCCGATCGCAATCGTAAGCGAGAGACATTGGAGCGGCTACCTGTAAAACAGTGCAGACGTCAGCAGTCAGAAGAGGCGGGGCAGGGACAGGCGGCAGGTAAAGCCAGCCACGGCGTCGGCGCCGCGCGCTCCAATACCCACCGTTCCGCCGAGGCCGCAAGCGGAATGCGCGCGGCCGCGCCAGCGATCGCGTTCGCGCGTGAGATCCGGGACGATCGAGTCGCGATAGCTCGCCACTGTTCCCATCAGCTGGGCAATCCGACGGTCCCGTTCCTGAATACCAACCGTGTCCTGAGCGATCACGGCATCCTTCGCCGCCAGCTCCTGATTCTTGGCCTCGAGTGCGCGATCGACATCCGCCTTCGGCACGAGTTCGCCGGCGGCCGCGGCCACTCGCTCGAGACTATCAGCGCGGTGCTTCGCCGCAGCTGCCCGCTTGGCTGCGAACCGCGCGGCGTTCGCCAACGAGTCCCGCTCGAGCTGCCATGCGGCGCTGTCCGCCGCCGCCGCGCTGGATGTGTGTGCGACCTGGACGTCGGTCGCGCGATCCTGGGCGAGAGCCCGCTCATAGCGGCGGCCGCCGCACTGGCCCACCCAGAACGCGAGCGCGATCGCGATGACGGCGATCAGATAGATCGGGATCCGTTTCAGCACGTCGTGACCTCGCCGTTGGTCACATGGCCGTGCCACTTGCAGCCGCTGGTGAGCTGGACGGAGCGCGCGTTCCCGGGCGGATCTCCGTTGAGCGTCAGGTCGTCATAGCCGGTCCCATCGAGCGTCCAGCGGCCAGGATTCGGCGTCTCGTCATCCGGCACGCCGCGCGATCGCGACCAGCAGATAACCTGATGCGTCCCGACGGGGCCTTGGTTCGTAACGAAGCAGAGGGGGCAGAGAAACCGAATGCCCTGCGCCTCGGCGAGTGTATCGACCCACGAGAACTTCCGTCCGTCGCTCGTGAGCTCGCCCTCGCGGGCGAGACGCAGGAACTGTGGCTCGAGCTCGGTGAGTCTCACAGCAGCCGCAGCGTGAAGCGGAAGAGAAGCAGGACCAGCGCGCCCAGCCCGTCATAGAACAGATCGACCAGGCCGATGCCATAACCGGGTTTGCCGAGGAGGTGCTGCGAGTGCGCGGTGTCGGTCTGGCCCAGCTCCCAGACCAGGCCGATCGCGAGCGTGGCGAGGATGATGCCGAGACCCGTATGCGCGAACATGATCGCGCCGGTATGCACCAGGTAGAGCAGGATGAGCGCGACGGCGAAGCCGCCGAAGGCGTGCAGCATTTTGTCGACGCTGCGGAAGTCCCGATCGGGATCGAACCAGATCGCGATCTTCAGGCGAAAGAAGAGCAGGAACCGGAGCCAGAAATCACTTAGCGCCATGGCGAGCCCCCATTCGATGATGCCGAGTGAGATCACGCAGGACAGGAACCAGAGATCCAGACGATCCGTTCAGACGCCCCCACCTTGCTCGATCCATTCGGCGCCGATCTCGCGCCGGCGCTTGAGGCCCGCGAGCTCGACGAGCTGGCCGTTCACCTTCGCGTGATCCCACTTGCGGAAGCGTGCGGCCGCGCCGGTCCAGTCGCCGGCGCGCAGGCACTTCACGACGCCGGCGTCGTCGTTCAGGTCGGAGGGATCTGCGCCGTCGAGACTGTCGCGGCCCACATTGAAGACGAGGTCTGTAAGGGCCGACAGCCGCCGCGGCTCGCTGAGCAACGTCGGCACCAGCACCAGGGCGCCCCGCTCGGCGATCGCAAGGTCCACCGTGAGCAGCTGCTCGGCCTCGGCCTCGGTGATCGGGGGATGCGCCATCGATGGGATCCGGTGGCCATAGCCGATCGTCGGATAGCCAGCGGGGCAGAGGTAGGGAGTCAGGACCAGCCCTTCCTCGTGCTTCACGAACTGCAGGAGCTCGGGCCGGATCATGGCGCCTCGCGCCCGCGCGCGATCTTCAGCGCCTTCGCCGCGGTCCGCGCCAGGACGCCGCCCGATTCCTCGGCCGCGCGCATCGCGTCACCGCTGATCAGGTGGCCGCCGGCGAGCAGGAAGTAGGAACCCGGCAGGCCTGGCAGCGCCGCGAAGACGAGCAGCGCGACGCTCGGCGCGCCCTTCATCACTGTCATCGTCCAGATGACGAACCCGAACGCGCCCGCGATGCAGAACGCGCCGGCGATGAGAAACATCCAGCCGCGGCGCGTGCTGCGGATCTTGGCGATCGCGCGATCGGGCGGCACGTCCTGCGCAGTCAGCGCCCGGAAGGCGCCCGTCTGTTCGGGGGGCTTCATGCAGATCTCCGTCGACGCTCATGGCCGCTCCGCGGCCGCCGGGGCTTCAGCACATGGGCGATGGCATCGATTGCCCCGGCATCCTGGAGCGCCTGGAGGATCTTGCTGTTCGCCGTGGAGGCGACGAGCGTCGCGTCGGTGATCTTCACGAGGTTGGCCAGCACCTTGGTCTGCTCGAAGCTCTGGGCTCCAAGCGCCCGCAGGGCATCGCCGATGCGCTCGCGATCCTCAGCGGCGTTCTGCTGCGCCTTCTCGTTGAGCTCGGCGAGATTGCCGAGCCGCTCGAGCATGGTGCCGAAGTCGCGGGCCTCAGCACGGCGATCGCCACCGTCGCCGTGCGCAGGCAGCGGGACCATGAGCCGGCGAATGCCAGGAATGAGCCAGTTCACCGAACCGGTGGAGATCAGAAACAGCGCGCTGGCGACCGCTGTCCAATCGATCGGCGTCATTGCGAGTGCGCATCCGTCATCCGACTCCCCGGAAAAGAAAAACGCCCTTGAGGGATGGCCCCCAAGGGCGTCAGCATCTGCCTACAAGTCCTGCTGCTCGCTGCTCAGCTAGTATGCGAAAGACCGCGGGTCAGGGCAATCCCCGCGTTGACCCCTTCGGTCCTTCGTCATAGGCTAGGGGCATGCGTTACTTGGCGCTCGTGCTATTCCTCACGGCCTGCAAACCGACAGAAGGCAAACGTGCAGCAGCGCAGGATTCGACGATGCGCGTTGCGAAGCATCCCGTGCTCAACGATTGTGACGATCGCGTGGGCGCGACGGGGCTCTCGAAACTCGATCGAGCGGATCATCCGAGCACCGCCTATTTCGGAGCCCTCCGCGCCTGCTTCAAGGATCGTTACGCGATGTCGGAGTCGGCAGCCACCGCGTTGGGAGCTGATTGGATGATCTGGCAGTATGCATTTGAAGCAGTGAGACTCGGAGGCTCTGCGAAGCCCGCCGACTCAATCATGCGCGCTCTCGACAGCGATTCTATTACAGTGCGTCGGAGGTAGGTATGCGTCATCTCGTTCTGCTTGTTCTGCTCGTCGGCTGCGGTAAAGAAGCGATCGCCCCGCCGCCACCCGCCATCGTCAAACTGATCATGGTTCAAGACACTGGCTTCTGGCGCGGTGGCGCAGTCCGGCTCTCGAGCCTGGTGCGCGGCGCCATCACTGATCACGGCGACACGGTGGCGGCGCCGGCAGTGACGTGGAGCCTGCCCGCGGGATTCGCTAAGCAGGGCGATTCGATTCTCGCGACCCGCGAAGCGCGCGGCGGCGTGCGAGCGACTCTCAGCGGCACAGTCCTCGATTCGACGACCGCGGCCTCGATGGATGATCTCTCCGCGAACGGCAAGCTCTGGACTGGTGGCTACCGCTGCTATGGCGGCGCGTGGGATGCGACGCGGACTACGGACTCGGTCATCTATGGCTTTTACCAGGGTGCGGTCTTCTACTCGCAAGCACCGTGGAAGGGTGGCCTCTACCAGGCTGAATTTCGCTTCGACTCTGTCTCGGAGATTTCCTATCTCAGCGACGGAACGGTCGACACACTCGCGCTGCGGCCGAACGGTGGAGAGCGGCACTACTTCCAGCAGGATACGGGCTCATTGCGCTTCATCGCCTCTGACGCCGACACCATCGCGATGCAGCGACCGATCGACACCAAATACGTGAGCGCGACGGCGGTATGCACGACAGCAAGTGGATGGCAGAAGGACGGGACGCCCTGGGAGCTTACGACTCCTTGATCGCCTCGGCGTATCGGCGGAGCAGATCCTGCACGTCAGTCTTCCAGCGGCCGCGCGCCGAGGCCTCCGCCGCCTCAAGCTCGGCACCCATCAGCAGCTGCTCCTGTGGTGACGCCACGAGCGCCTGATATTCAGGCCACCAGGGCTGCTCGGTGACTTCCGCCGGTGCCGATTCCGGTCCGCGGCGCCAAAACTCCTCATCGTGGATCCACGTCTTAGCGATGATCGCGGCGCTCATGCCGAGGCCGCGCGCGACCTCTTCCCGCGTGAGTAGCTTCTCCCGGAACATCGTCTCACGGCAGCCCGCGCAGAGGTAGAGATCTGGATCGTCCGGCAACGACGGGAGGCGCGCCCGCACTACATCGAGAACTGCTGATGGCAATCCTCCCCACGTGACCAGGCTGTCGCCTGTGACAACGGCGGTAGAACAGCAGCGCGGCGGGCCCTCCCCGAGATCCCGATTGACCGCGGCCGGCGTATCGGTCCAGGTCTTCACGCGACCTCCTGGGCAACCCAGACGACATTGTCGCCTGCAGACGGAATCGCGCTCGCGGTCGTGTCCGACGCGGTCCCGTAGGTCACACCGTTTCGGGTATCCGGATTCGACCCGCCTCCGTCCGCGGCGCGGATCGTAAATGATCCGCCGATCCCGTTGTCATTGAACGCGGCCGCGCGCACCCGGATATCATCATTCGTGCCCAGGCCTGTCACGACAATGACCTTCGACTCACTGTTCCAGCTCTGCGTGCCCGCGATATTGCGCGAGTAGTCATAGGAGGCGACCTGAATCCAACCGTTCGCGTCCTGGCGGTTGATGTCGATCGCGAGCGTCAGCGAGACGTTCGCGCTCCCGTCGGGATTGGTGACCGTGACGCGATAGTTGACCGTGTAGGAATCATCGTTCGCCCCGCCCGGCGTGAGGTCCGCCTCGGCGGTGTCGTTGACCGCGATGAGGAGATTGCCGCTCGGGAAGTCGTCATTCTGGCCGGTCACGACGCCGGCATTAACGAGCTGCGTCCGCGAGGTGAAGCCGCTGGTCGTGATGTTGAGCGCCTGGAACCGCTGCCGATGGTTGACGCCGCTGCCGAAGGCGCTCGAGTAGCTGAGGTATTGGCCGCCGCGGAAGAACACGAGCGGGGGCGCCTGATAAGTCTGCGCGAAGCTGACCGCGACATCGCCATCGGCGTCGGCACCGGGCACCGAGATCTCCTCACGATGCCGATAGAGTTTGTAGACTGAGCCGCCTTCGCTGACACCATTTGCAGGATCCAGCTGCACGCTATCGTCAGCGAGTATGCCCGTCGGCTCGGCCGCCCGCAGAATGAAGAGCCCATCGTCGAGCACAAAGTTGCGCGGCCGCGTGCCGATCTTGACCGTGGCCGTTCCGGCCGGCGACTCGAGTCCGGATCCGTCGATGTTCTCATAGGCGAACACCTTCACGGATACGGTCTGGGCCGGCGTCATGCCCAGCAGGTCGCCCGTGTAGTAGTAGCCGCTGGCATCGACACTCTGCAGCGCGGCCGCGCGCGCAGTGGCGTCGCTGGGCATCCCCGACGTCGACGCCGCGAACCGCACAGCCTTCGCGGCATTCGTGGTGATCACGGCGTGCGCCTTGCCGCTCTCGTCGATCGTGACCTTCACAGCCATGACGTGCGGGGTCGCCGGCCCGAGGCCCAGCCGGCGCGCGTTCTCGCTATTCGGGCCGACGTCGGCGTAGCTCAGGATCTCGACCGAGAACTTCCGCGCGCTGATGTCGCATCGCGAGATCACACCAATCGACCAGCCGCGGCCGCGGATCGCGCGACCGGTGGTCGGATCGCGAGCCACGAACTGATCGGTCTCGACGGCGACCATGTCGCCTGGCTCGAGCTCGGGATAGGGGTAGTTGCTGGTGAACCGCCACTCGAGGAGCCCGGCGCCGAGCGCCTGGGTCTGCCGGATCCCGATCCGCTCGGCCAGCGTCAGGCCATTCGAATCGAGATTGTCGACCGAGATCCACTTCGAGATCTCATCGTCGACGTACTTGGGCGGCGCGAGCCGAGCCTTCCCCAGGTTGTCCAGCGCGCCGCTCGAGAAGCAGCGCACCTCATCGTCGAAGTCGCCCTTGGCCGGATTCCAACGCCACTTCACGTAGAACTCGGGGATCCGCTCCTGGTAACCCGGGCCGATGTCGGTCATCCGGATCTCTTCCAGCGGGAAGTAGGCGCGGACCCCGCGCGTGCCATAGATGTCGACGAACTTGATCTTCCCCTGCGAACTGATGATCCCGCCGCCGGCGATATACGCGATCGCATCGAGCTCTGACTTGCCGATCGGCTTCGCATCCCGCGAGGACTCGAACAGCACCTTCGCCACCTGGTTCGTCGTGTCCTCGACGCCCGGGCCGATATAGCGGCCGTCGACGGCGAGGGCGTTCCGGATCAGATCGTCATAGACGGCCTTGAGTGTCGCGACGGGCACGCCGGCATTCGGGTACTGGACCTGGTCGCGGCGGCCGCCGGTCCGGAGCCGCACCCAGGTCACCACCGCGCGGCGCGCGCCGGCGCCCGTGATCTTCGTCGCGGTGAAGCGCACGCGCAGATCGGGGTAGTTCGTCAGCAGCTTGATCTGATCATCGGTGAGCGAGAAGCTGCCGGCGTTGCAGCTGAGCGCGGCGTCGGTCGTGATGTCGACGTGCGTGAGGGAGGCAACCACCGTGCCGCCCTGGCGCCATTCGACGGTGAGGTCGATCTGCTCGCCGCCGGCGGCATCCTTGCGGAATCGGTAATCAATCGCATGCCGGCGGCCCGTGGGATCCGCGAACGTGGGGAACGTGAACTCAACGAAGGAATTGCTCGGCGTGAGCTCCGACATGACGCCGTCGACGTCGTCGAAGACCGTCTCGTCGATCGTCTGATAGAGGTTCGTCGAGCCGCCCAGGAGCGTCCGCCAGGCGCCGACCGACTGATCGCCATCCGGACCGAGCAGCTCGCCGGGCTCGTAGCGCGGCACGAAGTCGCGCAGGAAGCAGAGACTCGAGAGGCAGCGCAGCGAGACGTCCGCGCTACGCGGCGAGCTCGCATCGATGAAGACGTCGTCGATGTAGCCCCAGTCCTTGCGGGCGAGCGTCTCATCGGCCCAATAGATCGCGAACTTTAGATCGCCGATGTGGTTGTTGGAGAGCAGCTCCTCGATCGCCGAGTAGTAGTCGGTGAGACCATCGCGGATCACGGTGATCGTGATTTCCGGGATCTCGCCCTTTAGGGTGACCGGATCGATCGCCCAATCACCGCCCGTGACGCGCGTGAGCTTCCGGAGATCGACCTCGGCCTTCGCCTCCATGCCGAGCTCCATTAGCGTCGGTGTCAGGCTCGAGCCGCTGCCGGTATTCGTCGCGAGGGTGACCCGCATCTTCCGTGTCTGGCTCGGCGTGAGCCCGAGATCCTTGATCATGAACTGGCCGTCGGTGAACGGCACATAACCCGAGTCTGCGTCGTTCCGGATCTCGCCGGTGAGCGCGCAGCCAGTCGGGACGGCGCCGCGGATGATGAGCTGCACGTCGCCCGCCGGCGCGCCGCCGAGATTGAATGGATTCGTCGAGAACATCATCGTCGCCGTGGCGTAGGTGCCGGTCTCGATCTTGATGTAGGGCGTTCCGCCGGCCGAGCCCGTGTCGTTGAGGCTACCCACCGGGACGCCGGCTGGCAGGAAGACGTTGGCGACCTCAGCAAGATGCCGGCCGGTCACCACATTGCCAGATCCGCTCGAGGCGAGCCCTGAGTCATAGCCCATCGCGACGCCTGTCGCGGCCGTGCCGTCCGATTTGATGGCCGATACAAACACGAACGTGACCGGATGGGTCGCGTAGAGCGAGCCCGGCCAGCCCGAGGGGATGATGATCGGCGAGCCCGCCTTCTTAGGCTGCGGCCGTTTCGTCAGCGCCGTGAAGTCGAAGCTGACCTCCCCCTCGAGATCGTTGTTCACGGCGACGCTGACCGGGCTGCAGAGATCGATCATCGCCAGGGCATGCTTCTCCGAGCCGTCGCGCGGATCCTGCCAGTAGCGCGTGCCGATGACCCGCACCAGCCGGCAGATCCACTTCACCACATTGCGTGACGGGGATCCAGTCCGCGGATTCAGCCAGAGCTTGACGCGCGCGATCTCGAGCTCGGCATCGTCAGTCCCGCCCCAGACGATGCGCACGACGTCGAAGGGCGCGATCTGGTTCAGGTCGCTGAGGCGGTCGGGATGGCTGGTCTGTGTGACGAGCGTGGTGATGTTGTCAGCGAGGCGGACGTCGCCCTCGGGCAGCAGCGAGAACCCCGTGAGCGTCGGCGGCGGCCCAGCCGCGGCGCCGTCGGCCTGGCCCCACTCGGTCCGCGTGCGGCGCGTATGCGCGCGCAGGCTGCCGTTGGTATTCTGCTCGACGAGCTGCGCCATGGCGAACGGCCGGACGGTCGAGTCCGGCCGTCGCATCCTTTCCTCGAGGGCGGCATTGCCAATGAAGCCGGCGCGCATTTACCGGATGGCCAACATCTCGGGAAGGGTCCGCAGCCCGCGCACGAGAATATGATCCAGGATGACGCCGAAGAGTTCCTGGCCCACATTGGCTCGGCCGATCGACATGATCTGATTGCCGAACGCGGAGAATGTCGCTGCCGCGGATCCGAACCCGCCGAGGCCGCCACCGACGTCGACCGCGACCTGCCCGCCGGCGGGGAGGGTGAGATTCTTATATTGGCGCAGCACGACCTGCTCGGCGCCGGCCAGGATAGCGGATTGGGCATTGCTGTCGGCGCCGGCGGTATCGATGTAGCCGTACCAGCTGCGGGAATTCTGAACGCCCCCGCCACGGATATTCGGCACGGCGTTGTCGCCGATCTGGAAGGCCGATGGCGGCAGCCCGAGATCGACGGCTGCGCCCGCATCCGCCCAGACGGGGCGAGCAATCCGCGTTAAGACCGTGCAGTCGACCGGCCCTTGGATGATGGGCATCGTGAGATTATCCGCCGCGCGCGCGACCGACGATCCGAGCGTCTTGATCGGGCTCGAGGCGAAGGTCACGTCCTTCTCGTGCTGCCCGCGCCAAACGTAGATCCCGCTCACACCGTCGCCCGTGAAAATGATCCCGAGATCGCCCGTCGCGCCGCCGATCCAGGCCGAGGGCGTCGAGCCGCCCGACTTGGCGTCGAACGACATGGTGATGCGATAGAAACCGTTCTTCAGCAGACCGGAGACGGTTATGTCGTGTGTGGGATCGATTGTGCCCTTCGCCCCGGTGGCGAGGTTCACGTAGGAGAACTTCGCGACACCGTCTTTGGGGAAGCTGCGGATCACCGCCCAGGTCCGCTCTTTCTGCCGGGCATGCCAGGTGATCGACTGCCGCGCGTTGTCCGTGGCGCTCGCGAAGTTCTGGCCGACGATGTGCGAGGTGTTGGCGACATTCTCGACCGTATGACAGGCGCTCGTCCCGCCCATCGGATCCGGATCCCCGCCGACCATGCTCGTCAGACCATTCGAGAGCCAGGCGCCATTTGTCTGGTCATCGCTGAAGAGCCAGAGATTCGTGCGCCCGCCCTCGAGGGATGGACCGCAGTACGGGTAGCCGAATTGGTCCACGAGGCCCGAGAGCGCGGCGGGATATTCAATGCGCACCTTGCCGGCCTCGGCGGTCCGGATCGTGAGATCGCGATCGATAAACGTGGCGAGCGGAGTCGCACCATCCGCGCGCGCGAAGGTCTCCTTAACCTCGACATAGCCCCCGCCCGCTCCCATGGCGGTGAGGTAGCCCGTGACGTGCAGCGTGCGGCCGCCGCATCGCGCAAGCACGTCTTTAGGCAGGACTTCAGCCATTCAGGGCCTCATGCTCGACATAGGGGATCTCGGCCGCATGTGCGTACCATTGCGGACCGCGCCGGAATCCGCCGACCGACGGCGGCCGGATGATGCAGCAGGCATTCCGGGCATCGTCCTCGTCCGGCACGTACCAGACCGGCCGGCGCTTCATCCAATGCCGGAATGCAACGCGCGCCTGCTCATAGCTGAAGAGGTCGGGCAGCTGCAGCCGCAGGCTGTCAGTGCGGCGATTCCATGGTGAGCCGAGGGCCTGCCAGCCGGCGTCCGACTCGCCGATGTCGCCGCCGAGCTCCGTTTGATCGGGACCGGTCGGCTTCCAGGGATCGAACTCGAACGAATGCGACAGATGCGCGCCGACGATCTTCGGCCGGATCCCCGAGCCGATCGCCGGGATCTTGAGCCGCCAGTAGGGCGCGCTGATCTTCGGGAAGCGGATATACCAGGCGAGCTCCTCGCTCACCACGCCGAACGCATCATCGAGGGATCCCGTGCCGCTCGATGGGAGCGTGACGTCGAAGACCGTGATCGGAGAGTTCACGAAGTTGTCGTAGGATCGCTCGAGGATGATCCTCGGCAGGTTGTGCCCGCGATCGAGCACGAACAGATCCGCCGTCCGCTCGCGATCGAGCGTCGCGGTGATCAGCCGCTGCGCATTGGCAGTGAGACTCTCGTAATAGTTCGTGAACGGGTGCCGGCGCCCGGTGCCGATCCGGAAAGCCTCGTGACCGGCGCCCTCCTCGTCGGCGACGATCACATGCCCGGGGAAGACAAACCGCGAGAGAATGTTCCCGCCGCTGATCACACATTGGGTCATGAGCTATCCCCCAGACCGCGATCGAACGCATCTCGATCGCTGAGCCGCTGCGCCTCATTCATCGTCCGGCCGACGTCGCGGCTCGCGCCGACGAAGACCGGCTGCAGCGTCCGGCCCTCGAGGATCGGGCGCTCGGCGATCTTCCGAAGCACTGCCATCTGCTCCCGATGTCGGCGCTCGGCCGAGTTGTCGAAGACCGAGACGAGCGTGCTCACCGCGGACAGCGCGAACCCAGCCGGGCCGAGCCAGGCCATCGAGGCGAGCTGCGGCAGCTGGCTGGCCCCGGTGAGGATCGAGCCGCCGGCGCCGAGGAAGCCCGCCGGTCCGCCGCGCGCCGCCTGGCCCACCGCGGTGACGAACGCGGCCGCCATGATCATCCCGCCGTTCTTAAAGCCCGGCGTCTGGGCGAGCGCGTCATTGACGCCGGCCTGGACGTTGTCGAAGAACTCGGGCGTGAAGTTGGCGAATGCGAATTCGCCCGCCTGCTTCTCGAGCTGTCCGGTCGTGATCGTGGCCTGACGATTGGCTTCCTGCGCGAGCAGATCCTGCAGCGTCGGGATCTTGATGTTCGCGAGCGTCTGCTGAAAGAAGGGCGTCTGTGAGAGCGCGCCCGTGATGTCCGCGTTGATCTGCGTGAGCTCCTGGAGCAGATCGCGCTGCGCCTCGAGGACCTGGTTCTCCTGGCGGAGCCGCTCGACCCGCCTGGCCTGGGTGACCAGGGCGGCGGTATGGGCAGCGTCGAGGCCCATCGTTTCCGCCGTCGCCCGCGCCGTCGCTTCAGCGATTTGGAGGAGGGTAGCGTTCTCCTCCTGGTCGTTCTCGACGGCGCGCTGGCGGATCCCGATCGTCGCCGAGAGTACATTCGCCTGGCGCTCGAGCGCGGCGGTCGCCTTCTCGGCCGCGTCGGTGGCTTCCTTCTCGGCCTGCGCGACGAGTGCCTGCGCCTGATTGACTTTGCTGCCGGCGGCCGCGAGCTGGTCGGCGCGCTCCTGGACGGGATTGTTCAGCGGCACCGAGACGGTGAGTCCCTGCGGCGTCACCTCGTTCCGGAATCGCTGCTCCGCCAGGGGCGCGGCCTGGAGCTGACGGAGCTCGTCGCGCGCCTCACCGAGGCGCCGGCGGAAGAGATCGAGCCGCTGACCGAACTCCTCGGTATTCCCGCCCTGCAGCGCCGAGGCGAACACCTTCCGCATCCGCTCGCCAGCGGAGACGGCGTTGTCCGCCGCGAGCGTGGCGGCCTCGTCCGCTTTCTTCCAGGCGAGCGCGAAGAGGCCGAGCGCCGCGGTCGCGATCAGGATTGGCCCGCCGCTGATACCGAGGCCAAGGATCGCGCTCCCGGCTTTGCCAACAGGTCCAGGGATCTCGGCGGCATGGAAGGAGAGCTGCTGCAGCGCATTCCGCATCAGGTTCGCGGAGTGCGATCCCGTCGTGAAGGAGCGCACGAACTTGTCGAAGGGCACCACGGCCGTCCCCGACGCGGCGCCGACGCCCTGCACGTCCTTCTTGGCCTCCTGCAGGGCGGCCCGCGCGAGGTTCTCGGCGATGATCCGGAGCTTTACGTCACTCGGTGGTGCCATCAGGGAATGCTTCGCTCATCAGTTCGGGGTCATTGAGCAAGGCGAACAACGGCCAGGGAATGATCTTATCGGGGGTCTGCCACACCGGACTCCAATAGAGTCCGGGCCAGTTCTTCAGGAAGCGGAGGGTTGCGACGACTGTTCGATCTTCAGGCTCGACGACGATGGGAGCGGGGGCGCCGGCGTTGAGCTGTCCGACACGGACGGGTCGCCCTTGGACCTCTGGAGCGCGAAAAAACCCGTCAGCATCTCCTCGAGCGCCACGGACGGGAGGGCGACCATCTCGTCGACCACCGCATCCTGGAAGCCCATGGAGCCAATCAGCTCTCTCAGCTCCTTCTCATACTGCTCGTCGCTGCGGTCTTTGTCCGTCAGCCAGGTCTTAAAGAGCTTCAGCCACTTCAAGTACTCGAGGTGCGACCACAGCCGCCCGACATGCTCCTTACCATCCTTCGCTTTGTAACTCGGCGGCTGATGCGCAGCAATCCAGGCCTGGGCGTCAAACGTCAAGTGTTGTAGGTCCAGTTGAACCGGTTCGTGCCGCCGGGATCGAGCTTGCCCTTCGCCGCGAACCGCACGAGGCCGTTCTCGTCCTCATAGCCGACGGGCTCCTGCGTGAACTGCGCGCGATCGGCGGTGAAGGTGATTTTGTTGTTCGAGCCGCCGGCGCCGAGCGTGATGATCAGCTGCTCCTGCGTCCGCGACGTCCATTTGTTCCAGGGATTGTAGTCGGCGACCCGCGCGGCTTCGACGCCGACGTCGAAACTCATCCGCCGGCCGACGATCGCATGCCGCACGGTCGTGGGCGGCAGGTTCGCATTGTCGCGGAACTGCAGCGTGTTCTCGAGCGTGACCGACGCGCGTTTGACGAAGCCCGTCGCGAAGCTGCCGAGCTGCCAGGACGCGGCCGCGGCGAATGCCGGCGGAATCGTCGTGAAGTAGGTCGGCGAGATGATGGCCGTGTCAGTCGGCTCGACGTACTGCCCGCGCACCACGCAATCGATGAACGCCGGCTGGCCGGCGACCGCCGAGAGCGTGATGGTCTTGCCGCGCGCGGCGAGGAGCTTGTGCAGGACCCAGACGTTGGTGTCGAGGCCCTTGAACATGTAGAACGTCGACGTCAGCAGGCCGGCCGCGGCGAGCTGCGAGATCGTGTCATAGGACCACTGCGAGGCCGCGAAGGTGTCCTGCATGCCGTAGATCGGCAGGACCGCATGGGTCTCAGGTCCGGCCGTCGTCGCGTAGGCCGATCCCTTGCCGCGGGCATAGAGCCGGAAGCTGAGCTCGGCCCACATGAACGACGGGGCGAGCGGGGCATCCGGCTCGAGCTTGAGATTGTCTTTCTCGTCCTGGTCGTTGTCCTGGTAGGCGCCCCAGGTGAGCGTCGCCGGCTGGGCGAGCTGCAGGGCGTCGGGCGCGGTCGGGACGGGATCCGTGCCTTCGGTGGCTTCCCGTTTGGCGAAGATGACCTGGAGGCCCTTGAGTTGCGGCATCTAGCTGAGCCCCTGGGTCCGCGCGAAGAGATTCATGCGCATCACGCCTCCGAGCCGCACCGCGGCGCCGTCTTTGGACATGAACTCTTCGATCGACGCACTGATGAGCTGCACGTTGATCAGCTGCCGGAGCGTCGATCCGAACGCCTTGCCCCGGAGGCCTTCCACGATCGGATACAGCGCCTCGAGGATCACTTCCGCATTCCGCCGCGCCACCGCTAGATCCGCATCCCGCACGTGGACCGCCAGGATCAGCGGCAAGTCCGGGATGTCGCGATGCCCCTCGGCTTTCGGCTCCCCGTTCGACGGCTGCGTGCCGACGTAATGCAGCACCAGGGGGAATGCAGCCGTCTGCAAACCGGCCACATTCGTGATCGCACCATCCGCCACCGTCACGACATCCGGCACGCTCAGCGAATAGAGCGTCTCCAGCAAGGCGACCTGCGCGTTGATCGCCGCGACGGTGAGATCCGTTTCGACGATCCGGCGGAGCGCGAAGATCATGTCAGTCGAGCACGATGTCGGTCAGTCCTGCATCGTCTCCGGTGATCATATCCCGCGCCGTCCGCGTCACCCCACCCACCGTCAGCGTACTGCCCACCGCCAGCCCAGCGAGCGAGCCGGCTTTGATCGTCACCAGGTCGACGCGCTCGATCAGATGCCCATCCTGCCCGAGCACGTCCTGGTTCTTACGCACCACGCCCTGAACCGTATTGCCGCCCAGGACCACGTCCACCGCTTCGCCCAACGCTTTGAGGTCGGACAGCAGCGCCGCAGTGTCGCTATCCCCGAGTGGCACGTCTCACCGGCGTATCGCGGTGAGTGGCGACCGTCTCCCGTTCCTCGTCGACCCGTTCGGCTCGCTGCTGGGATACCAGGACAGCACCGAAATGATCGTCGACATCGTACTCCTGGCCGCCCTCGAGGTGCTCTCCGTTGTAGGAGACCCCTCGATCCTGCGCGATCTTGATGCGCATCAACGCTCCTGGCTGAGTTCCCCGCTCAGGTCGTGAGCAGGTCCTTGATCACGGTGAACGAGGCCGGATGCCGCAGGCCGACGTCCATCATGAGGTAGCTCGTGATGACGATGTCGCCCCGTTTGGCCAGCGTGTACGGGTCGATGATGAACTCGATGTCGCCCCACTGGCCGAGCAGCAGCTCGTCCCAGCGCGCGAAGATCGCGGCCGAGCAGATCGTCGTGCTCGTGCCCTTCGTGAGGTTCGAGGGCACCTGGTTCGTGGCGAAGGCGGGGTAGCCGTTCACCTCGCCGTCGTACCAGACCGGGATACCGGTCGAGGCCGAGATCTGCGCCGATTTCTTCAGCTTGCCGCGCACCTTGGGATTGGTCAGGTAGCGGAGCGGATCGTAGTCGGCATTGGAGAGCGCCTGCTGCGTCTCCAGGTCGACGAAGTTGTCGTAGATGACCGTGGCGCCGTTCGCGCCGGCCGTGACCGAGTTGGTCCCGGAGGCGTTCAGGATGCCCATCGGCTCGTTGTTGGAGCCGACGCCGTTGATCGCGGCGCGATCGATTTCGATCGCATCGACCGCGATCATGTCCTGCTGGATCAGCTCGTCGATGTCCCGCACGCCCTGCGCGAGCAGCTTGCGCGAGAACGAGTTCGTCCCCGAGAGCGGCTTCGGCGAGAGCTTCAGGTTGTCGAACGTCATGTTCGACGCCGTGACGTCCGCCGTGGCCGATTCCGGCACCCAGAACGCCGTCTGCGCGCCGGTCTGCCGCGGGAACTGCAGGTCGCCCTGCAGGCCGGCGAGCAACCGCGCGCCGAGCTGCCGGACGAAGATCTTGTTGCGCAGGATCTCGATGAACGGCCCGGGCTCGGTGAAGCGGAGCTCGCCGCCCTTCGAGGCCGTCTGCACTTCCTGCGCGCCGCGCTGATAGTAGCTCTGCTCCTCGAGCTGGCCGGCCTTGCGCACCCAGAGATTCGCGGGCACGTAGAGGACCGCCAGGTCACGTCCACCGACGCGGCGCGGCCCGGCCTTCGTTTTGGTGAGATGACCCTCGAACCCCTTCGCCGCGATCGCGTCGTGCACTTCGGTCTCGAAGGTGCGCTCGCCGCTCAGCTGCGCGAGGATCGCGCGTGACAGCGAGTAATGCCCCTTCTCGAGGTCCTCGCTCGAGACGGCGGGGTCGGAAGGCGGATTGAAGCCCGGCTCCGTCCCCTTCTCGTAGACCCGGAGCAGCTGCTCCGTCGCGGCGTTCACCGATACGCCGCCATCGATCCACTCGTCGAGCTTCTTGTCCGGGACGCGCTGGCCGTGGGCGCGCTGCAGGGCGCGCAGCTGAGAGACGCGCTGGCGTTCGACCGTGCCGGCATCTTGACCTCCGGTCACCGACGGCGCGGCCGGCGCCGCGGGAGCCGGGGCGGCAGGGGTGGCAGGAGCTGTCATGGTTCGATTCTCCTCAGTTGGAGCGCGGGATCGACCCACGCCCACGGTGAAGTCTGCAGGAACGGGGACGAGCGAGCCCTCCATCGGCATCCAGCGAATCGCTGTGACCTTGAGGATCTCGCCTTTGTTCTGCTCTTCTTTGCGGTCCTGGATCTGATAGCCGATCGACGTCTCGATGCGGATCCCATCGAGCACGTCCTGCAGAATCTCCTGGCCCTGCGCGCTGCGACTGAAGCGCACGGTGCCGCGCAGCACGCCGTCATCGCCGGCTTTCAGCTTCTCGATGCGGCCGATCTGTTCGTCGGTATTGTGATTGAGCAACAGCGGCAGGCCCTGCTTCGCGCGCGACATGTCGATCGCGCCAGCGGAATGATCGAGGATCTCCATCCAGCGATCACCGAACCAGTTCTCGCGTTCGATCGGCGTGTCGGAGGAAAGCGCGACGGTGATTTCGGGCTCGGCGTCGGCCGAGGCCCGCGTCACGGTCAGCGGTGCGCTGCGATAGAAGAGCGGCGGTCCGCTGCGATTCTCTCGCTTCACTCAAGCTCCCGAAAAAGGAAACGCCCCCGAGGGTGTTGCCCCCAGGGGCGTATCGTCCTGCGATGGGACTACGTTATGAACTCTCGCTCGCCAGCGCAAGCCTAGCGCAATTTCGTGAGCGGCTTCCGCGGCGTGAGCGGCCGCCGGATCTGCTCGACCTTCGGCGCGATGAGGAAACGATCCTGCTGCTGTATCGCTGGTGATGCGGCCGGCGTCGTCGGACGTTCCGGCCAATCGCCATAGCCGCGGCGAAACAGCAGCAGCAAACTCACCGCTCGACCCAGCCCACCTCGAAGCCCGAGAATGCGATGCCGGCCGTCGCGTTCGATGGCGCCCAGAGATAGAAGAGCCACCAGGCCTGCGGCGGTATGACGATCGGAGGATGCACGGCCACGATCCTCGACGCGCCCGCCGGCGCCGCCGTCACGAGCCCGGCGCCCGGCATGTCCCCGGCACCGAACTGGATGATGTACTCATCGCCGGCGACCGGGATCTGCGCGCGCAGCGAACCGTTGCCGACGATGGTACGTGTCTGCTGGCCAGCTGCGGGCACCGCCGGCGGCGCGCCGGCTGCGGTCGAGAGCGGGAAGAATGGCGTACCGACTGGCCCCGCCGCCTGGTCGAGGCTCGTGGGAACGCCCGGCTCCTTGTAGCAGGTCGCCGTCGCCGCCGTGCCGCCCTTGGCGACGACGGTCGTCGGCGTCCGGTCCTTGGGATCGAGCACGGACGCGAAGAGCAGCGCCGTCGCCGAGGTCGGCACGACGGAGACCAGCATGCGGAGGTAGCGCGGGTAACAGCGCAGGCCTCCGTCGAACTGTCCGGCATCAGAGTTCTGGAACGCAAGCGCGACCGCGGCCGCGGCGAAGTTCGCCGAGATGCCTAGCTGCAACGCCGTGGCCTGCGGGGCGAGGGCAGAGACATAGAACGAGCCCTCGTCCGCGAGCATCTGATCATTCGGCCAGAGCGGCAGCGCGTAGGACTCGCCGTAGCGGCCGTAGCGCCCCGCGACCTCATTGCTGGCACCGCCATCCGGCGTGACCTGCGGCTTGCGCCGGCTGGCCAGTCCGTGGCTGAGTACTCCCGGAGCTCGCATAACGTCCTCCCGTTACGGTTGGGTCGGCACGAAGGGCGCGCCGAGTCTCTCAGACAGCATCTGTCGCAAGGCCGCGAGCTCGTCGATCACGCGCCGCTGCCAGTTGTAGTCCATGAACTGATCGATCACGTTCCCATCGCCGTCGGCGATCGCGACGACTTGCATATCCACGGTGAGCGGCACGCCGTCGACATAGGTCGTGACTTGGATCGTGCGGACCTGTGGGCCCGTCGAATTCGGCGGAATCGCGGCATAGGATTCAGCGCCTGGCATGAGCGATCCGGTTGCCGTTCCCGTTGCCATTGCCATCGGCCGATCCGTCCACGGCGCCACCGCCCTGATCGGGATTCGCCAGCACCCCCGGGACGCCGGCCGGCGGCAGATTCTTCGCCAGGTCGACCCCGAGCTCCTCCGCGAGATCCTGCTCTTCCTTGAGATTCTGGAAGATCTCTTCGATGTCGTCGCCCGCTTCGCCGACGATATCGGTGCGACTCGTGAGGCCATGCTGGATCCCGAGCACCGCCGCCTCGAGCTCGTTCTTGGGATCCACCCAGGACCAGCCGCGCGGCTGCCAGCCGACCGACAGATATTTCCGGTGATCCACCGATGCGAGCTGCAGCGCGCCCGAGAGCAGCGCCATCTTGAGCCACTCCTCATAGATCCGCGTGTGCACGTGCTCGATCATCCACTGCTGCAGCGAGCGCCATTCGTCCCGATCGGCGAGCTCGCCGACGCGCGCACTCGAGTAGTTCACGCCGGACAAATCATTCGCGAGGGAGTGATAGGAGACGCCCAGCCCGGCGGCGATGGATCGCAGGACCGCGGAAACGAAATCCTTATAGGCCGCGTTCGGATGCGTCGGGTCGAATGCCTTGACGTCGTAGCCAGGCGGCAACTCGTGCGCGAGGCCGGGCGACACCTCCTCGGGCACCTTGTCGATCGTCTCGTCGAGGTTCTGCGTCTGCGCAGCCTTCTCCGGATCCACCGTGTAGTAGACCGGTTTCGCGGCGGCGCTGCGCGAGGCGACGAGCTCGGCCTCCTGATAGCCCTCGAGCATGCGATTGGCCAAGAGCACGGGATGAAACCACGGCACACCTCGCGTCTGCTGGACGCGCAGGGGGATGAAGTCGTGGATGATGTCGGACGCTGGCACCGGCCGGCGCTCCTGATCGCGCCCGGCCTCCGACGGATGCCGCTTGAAGAGCCAGTACTGGACGGGCCGTCCCCACTCATTGATCTCCACGCCCATCCGGATCTCGTTCAAGCCCTCAGCCGGCGGCCGGTTGTAGAGATGGTCCAGGAGATCCGCATCGATCAGCTGGATCGCAAAACCGAAGCCGTTCCGGTAACCGCGGACGATGCGGATGAGGAATTCGCCATCCTGGCCGAGTGTCGTCGCGATCAGTCCCTGTGTATCGCGCCAGGAGTGTTTGCCGTCGACCGTGCAAACGCCGACCTTGCCCCATTCGGCCCACGCATCCTCGATCGCTGTGTTCACTGTGTCGAATGGTTTGCCGTCGGCCGAGCGGATCCGCGCCTGCAGCCGGATCCCTCGGGGGCCGACGACATTCGCGCGCAGCAGCTGCAGGAAGCGTTTCGCGTAGGAATTGTTGCGGACGAGCTCGCGCGAGCGCGCGCGCAGAGCCGGCAAGTCGTGCTGCAGCTCCTTGTCGGCCGACAGATTGATCATCACCCAGTCGAGCAGGAGACGGGTCCAGCGCGCGCCGGCGAAGCCACTCGCACCGGTGCCGCTGACGCCCTCGAGACCGATAATCGCCCGCTTGGCGAGATTGAGGATCGTGCGCTTCCACCACGGGAGTTTCGGGGCCGGCGTCATGGACCAGGCCGCACGAAGCGGACCTCATGGAGGACGCCGAACTTCCCGGGATTCCGCTCCTGGCGGACCTTCGCGATGTAGACGTTCTCGAGCTTCATGAGCTCGGAGATCGGGATCTTATTGACCGCGCGGCCGGCGATCTGGTAGGACTCGATGTCGTTCGTCGCCCGCCCGGCTAGCACCGATTGAATCGCGGCGAGCATTTTCTCGTTCTGCGTGAGCTGCGATCCGGCGGGCGCGGTCGCGAGATTCGCCTCGACGAACAGGAAGCCGACATCGACCGTATACCGCTCGCTGCCCTTGTCGACGTAGGCGCGCCATTTCCAGTTGCCCGAGAGCAGCGGGGCCGTGGTGGCGGCCGCGACGACAATATCCCATCCCGTGTTCTGGGCATTCGGCGTGGCGGTGAACTGCAGCAGCGTATTGGTGCCGGAGCTCGAGCTGGCGTCATGGAAGTCGTATTTCAGCGCCCATCCGTCGGCCGGCGTGTAGCCGTCGACCGCCTTCGACCACTTCCACGTGTCGCCGGCGCGGACGACGTCGGGTTCGCTCGTCGGGATCGGTGGCGTCAACGGACCCCCAAAGAAAAAGTCCCCAGGGAACGAGTCCCCAGGGACGTGGCGTTGCTGCCCGCTAATATGTGCGAGTCAGACCTTCAATTCCAGCCACCGACCCAGCCGCGCTTCTTTGGTCCGCGACGAATTGCCTTCAGCTTCTCCCGCGCGAGCGTCGTCGGCTGTGGTTCCAGCGGTTGCGCTTTGACCGTCCCCAGCCGCTGGGCGAGCTGGCCGAGATACTCTTTCCGCGTGCTGGCGAGCTCGAGCGCCACGAGGGCGAGCACCTCACAGTCGAGCACCTCGTTGCGCTTTCCGCGTGGCAGCTTGTAGGACCGGCGCCAGCGACCGTTGATCAGCTCCTTGACGACCTTCTCCGACACCAGCTGGTCGAAGTAGTCCTGATCGGCCTCGAGCGGGAAGTGCATGTAGCGCGGTCCCGACTCGGCCGTCTTGAGCCGTCCATAGATCGAGTCTTTCGCCGCATCGCTGCCGACAAAGAACAGCCGCACCCGCATCCGGTTATTCGTCGAGGGTTTGTGATTGACGATCGGATGCGCGGGGCCCGAATAGCCTTTCGTCGCAAAGACCCGGAAGCCATAACGCGGCTTGCAGAACCGATAGACGGCATCGGTATGCGCACCGGAATCCACGCATGTCGTGTCGATCTGCAGAGTCGCTCCCGACTCGTGCTTCCAGGGCCGCTTCAGCAGCTCGTCGAGCTGCGCCCAGACCGTCTTCTTCCCCCTGCCCTTCGCGTCGCCGCTCGGATCCCCGAGAATGATCTCGCGCTTGATCAGCCAGGATTCCTCGCCATGCCCCCAACCGCGGACGATCACCTCGAGCCGATCGTCCTGGACATCGACGCCGGCGGTCAAAAGTCCGACGCCGGCGGGCACCTCTGCGCGATAGGCGACCTTGCGGCTGTCGAGATCATCCGGATCGAGGCCGCCGCCGCGCTCCTCCCAGGTCTCGCCGAGCTTCAGGTTGATGAAGGCCTGCAGCGCGGCGACATCCTGCTGGCTATCGAGCCAGTTCCGAGCGAGGGTGACCCATGTCTGCCAAGGCGAATAAAGCGCGCTGATGTGAAAGCCCGGGATCCGCGAGCCGGGATTCTCCGGCACCCACCGGCCGGCCGCGAGCATCCGATGCTTCTCGGTCTCGGGGATGAGCACCGCGCAATGCTCGCAGCGATAGGCGGCCGTCTCGGGCTGTCCCTGCTCCCAATGCAGATTCTTCCAGATCAGCAGCTGATACTCGCCGCAGGACGGGCACGGCACGTGATAGCGCCGCTGATCCGATCGCTCCCACTCCTTCTCGATGCGCGAGAATCCCTTCAGGGTCGGCGTCGAGTTTTTGAGGATTTTCCGGTTCCAGAAATTGGCCGCGCGCTGCTCGCCGAGCTTGACGGGATCGCCCTCGGTCGAGATCGAGTCGTCGTAGCGATCGATCTCCTCGAACAGCACGACGCGGATCGGTCGCGAGGCGAGGCCGGAGGGCGAATTCGCGCCGATGACGGTGATGTGGCCGCCGGGGAAAACTTTGTGCAGAACCGTGTTCGAGGAGTCGCGCGACTTCGGGTCCGAGACCTTGCCCCTGAGACAGTCGGTATCCCGCAGCATCGGAGCGAGCCGATCGGTGCTCCAGGTCCGCGCCATCGGGTCGACGTTCGGCTGCACGACCAGGATCGGTGACGGATCCTGATCGATGAAGTAGCCGACGATGTTGTTGACGACCTCCGTCTTGCCGATTTGCGAGGCGCACATGTAGACCACGGCCTCGACCATCGGATCGGTGAACACGTCCATCATCTCGCGTTGGTAGGGCGCGCGATCGGTGCGCCAAGGACCGGGCTCGGCCGCGGCCTCGCGCGAGAGGATGCGCTTGGCATCGGCCCATTCGGAGACGGTGAGTCTAGGCGCCGGCGGAAGGCTGTCGTGAACGACCGCGGCGGCGAGGTTTAGCGCGTTGACTTCGGCGAGTTTCAGCATCGCGGATCTCACCACCCACTGTGCGCAGGGCCGTCAGGAATTCGTTCGACACTTCCTCGAGGAGCAGCTGGGCCTGGGCGATCGACTTCAGCCCAACCGATCGCGGCGCGTACTTGCCGGGGAAGGCCGTGATCCGGGCCCGCAGCTCGCCGACGATTTGGCCGAGGATCTGGCGGAACGACTCAAGCGGCAGCAGCTGGCCTTCCCGTTCATCGGCATCCATCTCCGCGAGACGCGCCTGGGCCGCCATCTTCCGCGCGCGCGCTGCTGCAAAACCGGTTTGGCGGCCGAACTTCTGACTTCGCGTCCGTTTCGCCCGCTTCTTCGGAATTGCTTAACCCCCCCTGTTTTCGCAGCCCGTTTCTGGTAAATGATCGCCGCTCGCGCGTGACCCGCGTGGGACGGCCAGGAAGGACCCGTGAATCATGGAATACCGAGGACCAGTTCACCGCGCTCCACTGCGATGACTGGCAGGCCAAGCACAATGTCGCCTGGCCTTGGCTGCTCGCCGATGATGATTGCCTTCTTGCCCTGAAGATCTGGATCTTGAAATGGATAGAACGCGATCGGCGGACCGAATGCGCACATGACCGTGCCGTAGACGCCGAGATAGCTGACGTCCGCATCGTCCTGGGCAATGATCGGCTGACTCACAGCTTCCTGACGATGAATTCGATTGCGCACTCGCCAGCTGCCTGCGTCTGATCGCAGCGTTGAATCCCACGAATGAAAGTCGACTCGAGTAGGCGACAGGACAGCAGGCGATATGATGGCCCCAGCTGGGCGATGACATCGAGCACGCTCACATTCACACCTTTAGACCAGGACAGATCACGCAGCTCTATGGTGAAGGTGTGCTTATGATCGCTATTGAACGTGCTCGGCCAGATGCCCTGCTCATAGAGCTCGCCGTCAGGGACCATGACAACGAGGTGGCCTTTCGGCTTGAGGATGCGCCACCAGTTACGGATCGCCTCATAGGGATCGCGCATGTGCTCGAGGCAGTGGCTCGAATGCACAAAGTCGTATAGCGCATCAGGCACACCAGCCATCAGCTGCGCGTCGCCATCCTTCAGATCCCAATTCTTCACCGAGCGGATCCGAGGGAAGAGCTTCACATAATTGTCGAGACCATCGTAGCCCCCGCCGACATCAATGCCATCGCCCACGAAGTAGAATTGATGGAAGGCGGGATCGTGCAGGCGACGCAGGATCGACTTCTGGCACTCATGACTCATTCGACCCTCTTCAATCCGTGTTTGATGATGGGCGATCCGATAGCGATCAGCGCGTCCTCTTCCAACTCGCGCGCATCCTCGTCGCTCGCCATTGCTAGTAGCGCCGGCGCCGGCGTGTCCGGGAGATCATTGGTCTGATTGCCGCGAAAGTTTTGCGGGTTGTAGTGCGCAGCGTGATGCCACCAGAGCCGATAGTCATGCATACGCAGAAACTCGATGATCGACTTCTGTTTCGGCCCAGGGTTCGCCTCGACGTAGATCACAGGCTTAGACTCGACGAGCAGGCGCTGCGCGCCCTCGAGTACTTCGAGCTCCATGCCTTCGACGTCGATCTTCAGGAAGTCGGCGCAGGGCAGAACATCATCGAGCGGCACGACTAACGTCCGCTTGCCACCACTGAAGCCCGGCGCCCAGCCACCATAAGCGGCCGGCAGCGTGTAATCGATATAGGGCACTTGCATGTGCCCGGGTGCCTTGCCGACGCCCATGTTGAATGCCTGTACGTTGGTCAGGCCATTGAGCGCCACGCTTCCACACAGCAAGTGATAGAGATAGGTCAGCGGCTCGAAGGCGACTACGCGCTCGACCATGCGCGCGAGCGCCACTGTGTGCGCGCCGATATTCGCGCCGACGTCGACGGCGATCCAGTGCGGCTCAAGGAAGGAGCGCCAGAGCGCGACCTCGGATTCCGAGAACTCGCCATGCTTCGCCAGAGCATGGCCGACGTAACGGTCGTTGACCAGATACATCATTCGACCGTAGCGACAAGGCGAAATGACCGTCAGGGCGGCATTCGCGCGATCCATCACGCTGGCTCCGGCTGACGCTCGCCATCGGTCGCGAGATAGGAATCGGCCGACGCCGGCGTCTCAGCACGCAGCTGGAGCAGCAGCTGCAGACCTTCGGCCACTTCGCGCATGACACCTTCCCACGCGCCGGCGGCCTCCTGGCGGACGAGCTGCATGGTTGGATACCAGCAGGTCTCATTCGATCGCATGCCCCAGCGATAGTCGGGGATTGTCGGTAACATCACCCAGACCGGCTTACCCATGCCGCCGGCGAGATGTGCGATCGCGGTATCGCAGCAAATGACCAGATCGAGTTGCGCGATCAGCGCGGCCGTGTCGGCGAAGTCCTTGATGAGCGGCTTCAGCTGATGGCCCTGCAGGCTCGTCTCGTCGATCTGCAGTGAGTACCAGGTCACGCCCGGCACCGCGAAGACCGGCTTCCAGTACTCGAGATCGATCGAACGGCGCTTCTGGTTACGATGCGCCGGATTGCCAGACCAGACGTAGCCGACCTTCAGTCCATCGCCGGCCGGCAGCTCAGGGCCGGGGAAGCGCCACGGGCGCCTAAGCCAAGGCTTAGTCGGCACGTTCTCTGCTGTCATGCCGAAGCGATGGGCGAGGCTCATCATCGCGACCTGGCAGTCGCACCGAGGATGCTCCTCGCCCTGGGCGACGATATGCAGCGTCGAGAACGATTCCTGAAATAGCCGCACGAGCGGCGCCTGGACCTCGACGACGACATCGCCCTCGATCATCGGGAGATAGCGCGCCATCATCATCGAGTCACCGAAGCCCTGCTCGGCATGCACGAGCAGCCGCCGGCCCTCGAGCGGCGAGCCGTCCCAGCTCGGCTCGTGATGATCCAGGACGTAGTTGCCGAGGAAGACCGGGCTCTGGAATCGCGACTCGTAGGATTCCCAGCCTTCTTTCCATCGGCCGAGCGCCATCAGCGAATAGCTCGAGTTGTAGCGCCGCTCCGCCGTCGCCGTACCGTGCGGCGGACTCACGGCCAGCGCCTTCTCATAGCAGAGCACCGCGTCGCCAGGATTGCCGAGCGCATGCATCATCTTGCCGAGGCCTTCCCAGGCGTCACCGAAATCCGGCTTCAACCGAATCGCCTGTTCGTAGGCCGCATAGGCCTGCATGATGCGGCCCTGCTCTTCATAGACGACGCCGAGATTGTAATGCGCGTGCGGGAATTCGGGCTTCCGCGAAATGACGCCGGTGAGGCACCGGATCGCACGATCGAAGTCGCGGATCTGCCAGCAGACGAGGCCCAAGCGGAACATTGCCTGCCAGTGATTGGGATCCGCCCTGAGCACCTTCTTGTAGAGCGGCAGCGCAGCCTCGAGCTTGCCCGCTTGGTGGAACTCATCGGCCTGGCGAAACCACGAATGCGCTTTCCGCTGCTCGGATCGATGAGTCATCTGGCGGTCTTGATCGCTCGAGCGAATGCCGCCGCGAAATTCTTCGGCCAGTTCTCGGCCACGATCTGCTGACCGACCTCTACGAAGCGGAGGATCGCGGGCGTGTGTGCGACGCGGCGGAATAGATAGAGCAATCGGACCTTGCCCTCGACGCGTTGGAAGATGCCGAGGCCACGGATCGCGAACGTGCCGAATTTCCCCTTCAGCTGGACCTTGTCGCTGGCCGTGCGATGCACGCGCAGCTGGAGCTCGCGCGGCCGCAGCTGCTGCGGCACGATCTCGCCCCGAGCCGGCCGCGCCGCGATCGGGATGGCGAGCTGCTTGCCGGCGATGGATTCCTTGGGCGTCCCGGCCTCGAACTTCCGCAGGAAGTCTGTTTTCTCGTCAATCACGATCTCGGCGGCGATCACTTGGTCGGCTTTATTCGAGAAGCGCGGGATCTTGACGCCGCGGAAGATGAAATCAGGGCGCCGGAGGATAAACTCGCCGGCGAGATCGCCACGCTCGGCCGCCTGAACGTCCTTCGCGGTCTGATTGACGGCGAGCGAGGCGGCAAATGGGATCTGGTCGCGCCAGATCCCATCGAGATAGGCCTCCGCGTCGGCCGTGTCGACCTGGATTGTCGTGGTCATCGCGTCCGGATCACCACTTCGACGAAGCGATGGCAGTCGCCGCACTGTTTCACCGGCCCCTGCCCCGACGCCTGGTCCTCGCGCTCGAGCGCGATCGCATAGACGGTCCAGGTCGGCGGGAATTTGATCCGGCCGAGCACGTTGTTGCCGCATCGCGTGCCGCCAGTCCGATGCGGACACGGCAGCTGCGAGAGAGGCGCCGTCGCCCAATTGGGACGCAGATCCCTGAGCGACATCGGCCTGATCAACGCCGTGGAAATGGTGGGAGTGGCCCGGAGGCCGGGATAATGCGGGATCGCTCTTCGGCGAGCTCCGCCTTGAGGAAGATGCTGTCGATCATCGCGCGGGCCATCTCGAGCATCCCATAGCAGAGCACGCGATCGTCGACAGCACCGATCACTTCGACGTCACGGCTGAGGGGATGGAAGCGGATGAGTAGATCGATCGGTGGCGGCGTCGGCCGATGACCGTTGCCGTCGTCACCGGGGGGTTCCAGCTTGCGGGCGATGGGCTCGTCTGCCAGGTGAACGCTCCTGAAAACGAAAAGGCACCCCAGCATCCCGCCACTTGCGCGGGGCTGGAGCGCCTGATTTGGTAGCTCCTTGACCCACAACCTACTACATCAAATCGGTTCTGTCTAATTCTTCCGACGATCCTTGGTGTCGCGGACGCCGGCGGTCCGGCGTTCATGGATGCGGCGGCGCTCGCCGGGCTTCCGAAATTCGCTGAGATGATAATTCCGCACCGTGCCATCGCCGGGGCAATGCAGGATGATGTCGCCCGTAAATCCCTGGGTCAGCTCCTGCTCGATCTCACTCAGCAGGGTCAGCCAGGACGTCTGTTCGCCCGTCAGGCCGGCGCTCATGATCGGCCGGTGATGCAGCCGATCGCACGCAGCTGCGCGATCGCCGCATCCTCACCACCGATTACGTAGCTCTCGCCGCAGGCCTCGACCATGCCCTGGAAGGCGATCTGGGCGGCCGACTGCACGCCGCTCGGCGTTTTCACCTCGTGCCACCAGCTGCGCTGCTTACGTGAGCAGCAAATCTTGAGATCGGGAATGCCGGGCGTCTGCCGCGTGCCGCTGCCGAGCCGGCCGGGCTGCGAGAAGCGAATGACCTCGCATCCCAGGCGCTCGTAGAGCTCGATGATGTCGCGCTGGATCTCGCGCTCGAGCGTCAGGTCGACCGGCTTCCGAATACGCGTCATGCCGCGACGACGTTGACCTTCATGTCGGGCACCAGGTTGTACCACTTATTCTCGCGCGTGAAGAATCCGAGCTCGCACAGGGCTTTCAGCTCGTTGCCGAGCTCGATGTTGGACGGGCGATTCGCACCGCGCCGAAGCAGCTCGTCGAGGATCTGGGCGCTGGTATGCGCGATCGCGAAGAAGTCGTCGGCAATCAGACGGGCGATTCGGCCGCGTAGCGTATCGCCGCGCACGTGGATCACGACGCGCTCGATCTCGACCTCGAGCTCTGGCCGGGCGACGAGCACCTTCAGGATCGCCGGCGCCTCGGCGATCAGCCGGCGCTTGATCTGTTCGTAGTACTGATCCGTGCCGGTCACAGAATCGAAAGGACTCAACGAGCGCGGATCGACTGGTGAGGGGGACGGAGTTGTATCGACGTCACGGCCACCAGGCTGTGCATCTGCCTTTTTCGCCCCCTGCTTACCGACCGCTCGACCAGTCTCCGACAGCTGCCGGCGCAGATCCGCTATTTGCGCGTGCAGTTCCTGATTCTCGTCGCGTAGCGCCTTCGCTTCCCGCTCGTCCACAAGTCGCTCCTCGAATGATGCCATCGTTTGGATCCGCCGCGGCTGCGTGCCGCGCGCGGACTGCACGTCGATCCGTCCCTCGGCGATCGCCACCGCTTCGGCCTGTCCCATCCATTGCGGCTGCACGTAGACCTTGGTGACGTGCGTGCCGTAGCAGGCATAGAACTCGCCCAGGCCGAGGGTCGCGACCTGCTCGGGCTTCGGCTTTTTGATGCCGGCTGGGATCTGGTCGAGCGTGCGTTTCACCTCGTTGGACTCGCGCTGCACTCCGAGGATCCAGACCGGCACGCTCTTGAGGATCATCTTCTCGACGCCGGCGATATCCTGACTGTCGAGCCAGAGGTAGTTGCGCAGGCCTGCCGCTTGGCGGATGTACGCCTCGGCGCCGAGCTTCACCGGCGTGCCGCGGCCCTGGGGGATGAACTTCCAGGCCTCGGGCACGACGACGACCGTGTCCTCCTCGCGGTTCAAGACCCAGTCGAGTGTCGAGCGGATCACTAGGTGCTGCAGCTCGACGCTCAGCCCGGTGAGGTCCATGGCGCTGATGCCAGGTGCGAGCTCCACCTTCTGAGCCCAGCGCACGCGATCGATCTGCGGGACGACCACCTCGAGATAGGCGTCGAGGGTGAGGTAGACGTCGGCGCTCAATCCCTTCGCCGTCTCAAGCGCCTTCTTGACATTGCGCCAGACGTCGGCCAGGGTGCGCGCGCCCTTCGACGCCCGGATGATCCAAGCCCGCTCGAACTTTAGCTTCTCGCCGCGGCTCGCCTCGAGGATCGACGCGACGAACTGCCAGTCGGCCTGCTCGCGGAAGTACGGCTCGATGATGCGCGCACCGGCGAAGCTGCCCTCTCCGCGCTTCGTGATGAACGCGACGGCCTTGACCTGGGCGCGGGCGATCAGCGCCTCGAGTGCCGTGGTCTTGCCTGCTTCCTGCGTCTGCCCGGTGACGACCATGTGACGCAGCGGAATCGCGACGGGCTTGGCGGTGCCGAGCTCGAAGCCGAGATGAACGGTCGCGCTCATGCCATGTCTTTCATGTTCGGCGATGACGGTTTGGTGACGGTTTCGGAGCGGTTTTTCTGCTCGTCGCCCTCGGTTTGGACGGGCTCCGTGCTCAGATTCCGTGAGGCGGAATCGTGCTCAGGCTGGTTTTTCTGTGCTGCAGTTGTAGGCCAACGGGTCGCAGGTTCGAGTCCTGCCTCGGGAGCTATAGACGACAACGACTTAGCTAGAGCAATCGGGCCCCGATGACGCTTGGATGACGCTTTCGGGGTGAGCCACGCCTCGTCGAATAGCCCCGCCGACGCATCCAATTCTGCACTCGTTCCCTGCACATATGATGGGATCTGCTTCACATCGCGATCGCCGATCCAATCCATTCCGCGCATCGGGTCACCGGTGATCGCCGCGATCGCCTTGCCGATGCCGCGGCGGAACCCATGCACGGCCCGGAACGGACGATGCGGCACCTTCGCCCGGTCCTCGGCTTTGCGTAGCGCGAGCCAGAGTCCCTGCGCGCCATAGACGCCGGGCTCTTCCCTGCCGGCGCGCTTTTGCGCCCAGGGCGAGGGAAAGACCCAGGGCACGCGGCGGCCTTCCTGGTGCCGCCACCACCGGGCCGTGATCAGCGCGCAATAGCCCGCCATCGTCAGCGGCTGGATCCGCTCGACGCCCGTCTTGTCGTACTTCGCCCGCCAGGTGATGAGGCCCTTCTCGAGATCCACGTCCTGCCAGGTCAGATGCAGGATCGCGCGCTCGCGCGCGCCCTGATAGGCGGCGAGGACGAGCACGCACCACGCGCGCCACTGGCCGGCGAGCTGCGGATGCAATGCATCGATAATCTTCGCGACTTCCTCCGGCTGGTAGGCCGCCGGTTTCTCGGGCCGTGATTCCTTGGCGATCTTGAAGCGGTAGCCGGCGAGACGATTGCGGGCGAGCAGCTCGCGACTATCCGCCCAAGCATAGACGGTCTTCACATCGCGCACGATGCGCTGCTGGTGGCCGACCGCGAGGCCCAGGCTCGTCAGCCGCGCGCGGAATCGATCGACCGTTTCCTGCCGCGCGTTCTCGGCGATGAACTGCTTCCCGTTGAACAGCTCCCACCGCTGCCAGTGTTCGGTATAGAGCTCGCGGGTGCGCGGCCGCAGCGTCGGGAATTCACCCGTCTTGTAGCGATCCCAGAGCGCGCGCAGCGTCAGGCGCTCCGGCGCCGGCGTCGTACCGAACCGCGTCTCGGCGAACCCTTGCGCCCAGGCGATCGCCTCGGCCTTGCCCTCTTTCGTCCGCGCGAACGATTTCACGCGCCGCTGTCGGTCCTCATACCACTGGACGCGCGCGTAGTCGCCATCCTCGAGGACGCGCACGCCGCCGCGGCGCGGGCCGAACGTGGCGAGCGTCTTGCGGCGGCTCATTTCCCCTCCTTCAGGGAATCCTTGAGTGCCTGCATCAGATCGATCGACCGATTCGCTCCGACGAGCCGGCCGGCGTCCCGCGCGCCCAAGGTATCCGCGCCCTGGGGCACGACGGCCATCCGGTACTCACGCTTCCGACCGATGCGGCGCGCATTGCCGCCGCGTTCCCACTCCGCGAATCGCGCGCGCAGCCAGGCGCGCCGCTTTCCGCTCCGCAACATCGCGTCCTCTTCCGAGAGCCAGCGAAGATACTCCTCCGCCGCGGCCTCGACATCGTGGACGATCTTTTCGACGAGCTCGGCCGTCGGCCCATGACCCGTGCGCCTCGAGGCCTGCGCGGACGAGCGCCAATCGGCGAGAACCTGCTCGAGCGTCTCAGCCATGCGCCCTCGGCCGCAGCCGCCAATCCGCGGCGCCGAACTCCCAGATGCCGGAGCCCGCCGCGCGGCTCACGAGCGCCGGCCCGAGCAGATCGGCGAGGCCTGCGGAGTCCTCATTCGTGGTGAGCAGCGTCGGTTTCCCGCGTTCCACGCGGTGATCGATGAGGTCGTACAGATGCTGGCGCGGCTCGCCATAGAATGCGTGCCGGCTGACCTCGTCGATGGCGAGGAGGTCCGGCGTCCGGTAGCGGGCCAGCCGCTCGCGCTCCGATGGCCCGTCATCGTTACGCCAGGCCTCGCGCAGATCCCGAATCACATCCGGCAGCTTGCAGACGTATGCAGTCGCCCCGAGCTCGGTGACGAGTGCCTTCGCCAGGCTCCAGACGATGTGCCCTTTCCCGCTCCCCGGTGCGCCGCGGAACACGATCACCGCCTCGACGTCGGGCCACCGTCCCAGATAGCGGCGAGCGAATTGGAGGATTCGGCTCTGCCGATCCCTCTGCTCGGCGGATCCATGCAGCTCGAAGCTGGCGAGATCCACTTCGCGATAGAGCGCCGGCACCTCGAGGGCCGCCAATCGCACCGCCGCGGTCGCGGCAACCGTCGACAGCGTGCGTTCGTCCTCGGCGAGTCCACGGCAGCGGCTGCAGGCGATCGGGATCCACCGCTTGCCGTACCAGATCTGGCGAAACGCCGCGCCGCAGCTGCACGTCGCATCGCGCTCCTGGCCGAATGTCTCAGCGATGACGGCGTCGATCTTCACGGGTTCGGTCATTCGATCGTCGCCTCGCGGAAAGCGGTGCCGCCATATTCCCCGGCCGCCGCAGTCTCGCTCGCCTGACTCTTGCTCCATGCCTCACGGATCGCGCCATCGAAATAGCGGAGGCTGTGCGGTTGCCGGTTATGGTGGGTCGAGCGGAACGCAGCGGTGCGCTCGGCCAGGATCTTCTCGGCGAGCTCGATCGGGATGCCCTCCGATTCCCACGCCGTCGCGATCGGGCCATGCTCCGTGACGGTGAGCGCCGCGAAGCCTCCGGCGAGGAGCCGATCGAGTCCCTGGTTTACCGCAATGACGCAGCGCGTCGGATAGTCCAGCGAGTGGCCAGCGGGCGGCTGCTTCTGGTCTTTGCTACTGGACTGGACAGGACTGGACTGCACTGCACTGGACTGCACTGCCAACCCTGGACCGGGCTTGGACTGTCCGCGGACTTTCCTCGGACGCGCTCGCACCCCCCTGTTTCTGGCCAACCGCTTGCGTTTCCGATCCTTAGCGAGCTTTAGCACGCTTCCACCCGTCCACTCCATCCAGTCATGAATGAAGATTCGACCGTCGCGGCGCTTGTCGAGATGACCGCTCCTAATGAGCAAATCTCGCGGGTCTTTTTGTGCCCATTCTGTGCCGGCAATCCAGTCCGACAACGCTCTCTGGAGCGTGGCCGGATGCGCCTTCGTGACCTCACCATTCGGGAAGTGATCGGCCGCATAGGCCCAAAAATCGTCGAGCAGTGCGATCGCGATCGCACGCCAGGCGGCAGCATCACGCCCATTGAAGAGCTCGCTCGCGGCCTGGCTCAGCAGCTCTCCGAGCACATAGGTCTTCCGGTTGCTCGATCGCTGGGTGTCGACTTGGATCCATAGACTCACGCCGCGGACTCCGTCGGGCGCTTGCGCACCTCAATCAGGTCGGCGAGTGCCGGATGCTGGGCGATCAGCTCGCGGGCGAGCGGCGCCCGGAAGCTGTTGTCGGCCGCCTGGCGGCGAGTCCTTCGGACCTGGGCGAAGAGAAGATTGATCTCGATCCGCTTCTCACCGGCATGAAGGGCGTTGAGGGCGAGCTGCTCGACCATGCCCGCGACTTCCATACCGTCGGCCGTCGCGCGCCACTGCCGATATCGTTCCTCGAGTGGTGTCCGGGGGTCGCCGAAGATCGGCAGCTGCAGCTCCTTCATCGCGCCGACTCCGCGATCACACTAGTCCACAGCTGCCACTCCTGTTCCTCGAGATAGGCGAGCGGCGTTGTCGGCGAATGGTGCCGGCGTACGATCGTCGGACCGAGCCCCTCGGGGACGATATCAGTCTCGTCGCCTTCATCGCGCTGATATCTGGTGATGCTCGGACCATTTTCATCCCATCGCACCTCGGCGATGGCGCCATCGTCGTCACGCACCCAGGCCTGCGGCGCAAGACCTCGACGCGGCACGAGCCGCAGTTCGCGCGCGCGTTGAACGAGCCAGACGAGCCCGAAGAGGATTACCGCGATCGCGACGATGGCGATCGAAAAGAGCCCACAGGCTTCGGCGATTCCGCGCACCACCGTCACCGGCCGGCCTCCTCGGGATCGAAGAGCGGGCCCTCATCGTCATAGCCGAAACCATCGTCGTCATCGTCCTCGAACGGGGCCCGATCGCCATCTGGCTCCTCGAGCTCGTCCTCCTGCTCCAACGTCTCCTCGTCCTGGCGTTTCGGGCGGATGCGCATCAGTCGTTCCCTGCCTCTCCGCCGGTCTCGTCCCGCAACCACTCGAGCGTCGCCTGCGCCAGCGATCGTTGCGCGGCGCCGAGGGTTTCATGTGCCTTCAGTGACCGGCTGATGGCGGCCCAGCGATCGCCCTTCTCGCGGAGCGTGCTGGCCGAGTTCATGTAGAACTGCGCGATGGTCTGGCAGTCACCGTGATTCAGCTCGCCGAGCGGTTTGCGCCGGCCGGTATTGCCGATCGCGACCGGCCGCTTCCAGAGCGGCAGTCGCTGATACCAGCTGCGCGGCTGATTCGGATCGATGACCTGGCCGGCAGTGCGTTCCATCGGCGGCCGATCACGCCGATCGCGGACGCGCCCCTCGTGCAACATCATGCGATCGAGCGCGCGCAATGCCCATGCGCCGAGCACCTCCCAGGCGGCTGCGAGCTCCTTCGGATCAGCGGCGATTTGTCGCGCAAACAGGACAGCCGTCGCCGGCGTGACTGTACGGCCGGGGCTGGCACGGAGCAGCTGGCCATGCAACGCGATGGCCGCGGCGCGATTCGGGAGTTCCGTCAGTGTGCTCACGCAGGCTCCGGAGCCGTGACATCGAGATCGGGAGAGAGATGGACTTTGGATGAGGCAACCGACTCCGGAGCCGTGACTTCGAGGAAGGGGGAAAGATGTGCTTTGGATGCGACAACCGGCTCCGGAGCCGACAGGGGCAGCGAGGGCAAAAACGTGTCCTGGGAGGGCGAGGCAAACTCCGGAGCCGTGACAGCTGGTACGGGCATGAGAGCTCTTGAGGGAGGTGCAACCGGCTCCGAAGCCGAGACGGATACCTCGGGCGCGAGAGAATCTTGGGGGAACGGATCCGACTCCGAAGCCGGCAGCGCGCCCTCGAGAGCATTGCCACGGGTGCGAAGCATGTTGGTGGGCTGTGAGACCGAGGGCGCACCGCCGGCCGCCGTAAGCGATGCTTCGGGCGAAAGGACAAGGACGGGGGATCCAACCGACAGCCGGCGGTGCCAGATCTCGAGCAGGATCCGTTTCGCGACGAACCGGATCCCATCACGATGGGCATGCATCTTCGTCCAGCCGCGGTCCGCCGTCCGCTCACGCCGCGCGGCATAGAGCGCGTGATAGGTCTCAGACCGCAGGATCGCCGGCGTCCCGATATAGGCGATCGCGATGGTGCGTGCGCGTCGATCGAACTTCGCGCGCTTCTTGGCGACGAGCCCGCAATAGGTCCAGAGCGCCGTCGGGCAGGGGAAGCCCGGGAAATCCTCGAGCCGGCGCAGCGGCGGAAGCAGCCCGATGAAGAGCGCGATCGCATCGCCGAGACCCGTCGTCTCGCCGACGAGCGCCGCGATCGCGGGATAGACGTCGGCGGCCGCGGCGACGGTGGCCCGGGCCGCGATGCGCTCCTGGGCCCGAATCGCCTTGAGCGACAGGCTGAGCGGATCGGTGGGCGTGCTCCAGCCGGCCTTCTTCGCCGCACCGACCGTCAGCTCGAGCCGGATCCGCGCGCGCTGCAACGCCCACCACTGCGTCGCGTGCGCGCGGAGATCACCGTAATGCGAGCTCACCGGCCGCCCTTCTTTGCCTTCTTGGTGGCTGGCTTCTTCGCGGCTTTGGCTTTCTTCGCGGCTACAGCTTCTTCAGCCTTGACCCACGTCTCGGCGTTCTTCCTGAGCGCCGCCTTGAGCTTCGCGCATTTCGTCTGGAGCCAGAACAACAGCGCCATGCCGACGGGCTGCGCGGCCGCGGTCTCCGGATCACCGGCCTTGGACCAGCCGCCATCGAGCTTCGGGCGCATCGTCTCGAAGATGACGTCGGTGTGCTCGACGCCGTCGAGCTCGTTGTATTGGATCAGATCTTCGAGGTCGCGCTCGAGGAACCGGCTGCTCGCCATCCAGCTGCGGTAGAACTCGGGCAGCTTGAGCTGGGTGGCGATCGCATTGACGTCGCGCGCCCACTCGGGCGCCCGCTCCTGGATCAGCTTTAGCCAAACGTCCTGCACGCGCTGCTCGTGGGCCTCTTCAGCCTGGCGCTTCTTCTCGGCCGCGGCCTCGGCATTGCGGCGTTTCGCGTCGCTGCCGCTCGATGCCGGTGACGACGTCGTCGCCGGCGCGACCTTCCGGCGCTTGGCCCGCGTCGCCGACTCCTTGAAGTGCACGACGCACTTGTCCCGGTTTACGCAGACGCGGAAGGCATCACCGCGATCGCGGCCGGCCGCGACGATCCCGATCCGGCTCCAGTCGCAGGTCTTCGAGCGATTGCGGCCGTCGGCACGCCGCCAGGACATCACGCCGTAGGTGCGGACCTTCCGATCCTTGGCGCTCTCTTTGAGCACGTGATCGTAGGTGATGTAGACCGGCGCCAGGTCGTCGTCCCTGGCTTCCTCGAGCGCGACCGCGGCTGCCGGGAAGAGATTCGGCAGGTCGTTCTCGGCCGGGTTGAACCGGACGTGATCGTTGATGTAGGTCGCGAGCTCGCGGACGCTGCGCGCCTTGATCGCGCGCTTCAGCTCGAGCTCGGGCTGGTCCGGATCGTGGTCCGCATCCTCGCCCTCGAACAGGCCGCTGATCTGACCGTAGGCGCTGCCACGGTGCGGATTGCCGATGACCTTCCGCTGCTCGGCCGCGGTGAGGCGCGCGAGGAGGATGGCATGCCCCGCGGTGATCGTGCCCTCCTCGAGCAGCTTCTTGGCCTCGGGCACGAGCTGCAGCAGCTTGATGCGGTCGTACACATACTTCGTCGACAGGCCGATCCGCGCCGCCAGCTTGGCGACGTCGTAACCCGCCTTCTCCATCAGCAGCCGGAAGCCGTTCGCCTCATCGAGCGGTGAGATGTCCTCGCGCTGCTTATTCTCGATCGTGAGCAGCTCGAGGAAGGCGACGTCGTCCAGGTCGCGGACGATCGCGAGCAGCGACGTCAGCCCGGCGAGGGGGGCGGACCGGAAGCGGCGGTGGCCGGCACCGATCTCATAGCGTGTCGTCGACGCGAGTCGCATCGGCGTCCGCCGCACAATGATCGGTGCGAGCTGACCTTTGCGGAGGGAGTCGGCCAGGTCCTCGAGCTGCTCGGCGTCAAAGTGCTTGCGTGGATTCCAGGGCGACTCGACGAGCTCGCTAAGCGGGATCCGGCGGAGCTCTCCATGATCGCCGATATCTGGGCCTGGCGTGGCTGTCGGCGGTGCGCTGGCCCGGTTGCGATCGCGATCGGTGGCTACTGCGGTCATGACGTTCTCCTACGAAAGAGATCAGTCTGGTGGCTATGAGGATCGCCATGACGACACTTCGTCAGCGCATCACGCGCCTCCGACATGCGCATGCGCTCGATCGTCCAGCCGCGGCGCAGGCAGGGGCCGAGCCGATGGCCGATGTCACGGTTCGAGCAGAAGGCGGGAATAATGGCAACGACCACGCAGCCACATGGTTTGATCGCCACGTAGCACAGCTCGCGGCCCGACGAAAGATTCGGGCCCGGCCGATCGGCTCGCCGCAATGATCGTGGCACTCAGCCGACCGGCTGCGCTTCGGCCTTCTGGCCGACGGCGATCATCTGATCGAGCAGCTCGAACGCACTCTCGGTGAGTTGCTGCTCGGTCGGTCGAAAGACCGAGCGAGCAGCGTTATAACCGGCGGCCCTCGCGGCGGCCCACGCGGCGGCCCTCGCGGCGGCCCTCGCGGCGGCCCTCGCGGCGGCCCTCGCGGCGTCCCACGCGGCGTCCCTCGCGGCGGCCCACGCGGCGTCCCTCGCGGCGGCCCACGCGGCGTCCCTCGCGGCGGCCCTCGCGGCGTCCCTCGCGGCGGCCCACGCGGCGGCCCTCGCGGCGTCCCTCGCGGCGGCCCTCGCGGCGTCCCTCGCGGCGGCCCTCGCGGCGTCCCTCGCGGCGGCCCTCGCGGCGGCCCACGCGGCGGCCCACGCGGCGGCCCACGCGGCGTCCCTCGCGGC